TGTAATTTTCTGTGTGTACGGTTCGCCAGCTTTTACCCTTGTAAAGCCTTGTGGGCTTGCCTGAGGGCTTGCGAGTAATTAGCAGGCGTCTAGGGTGCCTGGTTTTGACGGGTTTCTTAGACTGGCGTATATAACGCTTGCTTTGAGTTTTGTAACACGCTAGGCTCGCGGTATGGATCTAGCTAACTGTGACTTTTGTGCTGAACCGGTCGAGTTGACTAAGACTGGTCGGCCGCGTCGTTTTTGCTCTAACGCTTGCCGTCAGAGGTCGTACCGTCGTCGTCGTGAGCTCGAGGCTCTTGAGCGCGAGTCGGTGCCGGCTGGCTTGCGGGATCGTAACCGCTGGGTTTTGCACCGGGATAAGCGACCGGTCGCTCTCGGCGGCTGGTGGTCGTCGGTGAACGATGAGACGACTTATATGCAATATTCCGAGGCGCGTGACGCGCTGAACCGTGAGGACGTTGACGCTAATGGTCTTGGTTTTGTGCTTGACGGTGACGGCGTTGTCTGTGTCGATATTGACGACTGTGTCGAGGGTGGCGAGCCTACAGTTGAGGCCCGTGAGTTTTTAGACGCGATAGGTCGTACTTACGTCGAGTATTCGCCGTCGGGTCGTGGTCTCCACGTGTGGGGTTTTGCCTTTATGGATAAGGGCCGAGTTTTTAAGGGTAGGCACCTCAAGGTTGAGGTTTACCCTAATAAGCGTTTTATTACTGTGACTGGTCGACCTTACCGAGACGGTGAGCTTGGTCGGCTTGATTTGGACGCGGCTTTACCTTTAGTCGCTTAGGCGCGAGACGCGCCGTTATTCTCGAGACGAGGTAACAATATGGTTATGCCTGGAAATAAGCCGAGTGACCGTCCTACGGTTCACCGGAATAAGCCCGCGGTTGAGTGGACTGAGGTCGTTAACGTGCCCTATGAGGGTGTGCGGCCTGAGCTGCCTGACACGCGTGAGGTGATTAATAAAGCTGGCGAGGTGTCGGTTTTCCCTATTCCTGAGTCGACTAAAGACTGGTGGGAGTCGGTGACGACTATGCCTCATTGTGTTTTATGGTCGCCGAGCGACTGGGCTTTTTGTGCTGATACGGCTTTAGTTCACGCTCAAGCGGTGACGGGTGTAATTAGCGCTATGGCTGAACTACGTATGCGCGAGAAAATATTGGGTACGACTTTTGACGCGAGACGCGATCTACGGATTAGGTACGTTGACCCCGAGGACGAGCCTAAAGCTTTAGCGCCGGTTGACAGTCTTGACGACCGACGTCAACGCTTGCTTAATGCGTGAGCTTGTCAGAGCTCCACAGCACGACCGTACGCGGTCTCTCGGGTGGTTGGCCGTCTGGTGGATAGAAACGTTTTGCGTCCACGGGCCGGGTGACGTTCAGGGTACACCGGTCGAGTTGGACGACGAGTTTACGGCGTTTATTGTCGACGTGTATGGCTTGGACGAGTCTGGCCGTCGCCTTTACGACTCAGCGTTTCTTTCACGCGCTAAGGGTCGCGCTAAGAGTGAGCTTGCCGCGTTTATTGTGTTGTTCGAGGCTATGGGCCCGGCACGGTTCAGCCATTGGGCTGGCGAGGGTGAGACTTACGAGCGTAACGGCCGCGTGTATCGGTATGCTCCGGGTGACCCGGTCGGCCAGTCGATTACCGCGCCGTTTATCCGGTGTCTGGCGACTGAAGAGGGCCAGGCTGGTAACACTTACGACAACGTTTATTTTAATTTAACTGAGGGCCTTTTGGCCGAGGGTTTGCCCCGCGACGCTGCTGGGTTGACCCGTATCTTTTTGCCGGGCGGTGGCGAAATAGTGCCGTCGACGGCCGCCAATAGTTCCAAAGACGGCGGTCGCGAGTCTATGGTCGTCTTTGACGAGACTCACCTTTTTACTAGGCCCGAGCTCAAGCGTATGTACCAGACCGTACGCCGTAACCTTGCCAAGCGTAACGCTGCCGAGCCGTGGTCACTCGAAACCTCGACGATGTATTTGCCAGGCGAGAAAAGTGTCGCTGAGGAAACTCACGACCTCGCCAAGCTGATTACTGAGGGTAAAGCGAAACGCCAAAGGTTGCTTTTTGACCACCGCGAGGCTGACGCCGACATAGATTTAACCGACGAGGCTCAAATTAGAGCGGGTATTACCGAGGCTTACGGGCCGTTTTCTGAGGTAATGGACATTAACCGTATTGTGTCAGAATTCTACGACCCGCGTAATGATCCGTCGGACTCACGCCGCTACTACTTTAACCAGCCGACCTCGGCCCGCGACGCGTGGATAACTACGCCAGAGTGGAATAGTTGTTACTACGAGGACACCGTTAAACCGGGTGAGGAAATTACCCTCGGGTTTGACGGTTCACGTAAACGCTCTCGAGGTGTGACCGACGCGACCGCGCTTATCGGCTGTCGAGTTTCTGACGGTTTTATTTTCGAAATTAAAGTGTGGGAGCAACCTAACGGCCCGGCTGGCGACGGTTGGGCTATCCCGGTCGACGAGGTTGACTGGGAGGTATCCCAAGCTTTTGACCGTTATAACGTCGTAGGGTTTTTTGCTGACCCGGCCCGCTGGGAGTCTTACGTTAGTAAGTGGGAGGGCGAGTACGGGAAACGACTTAAAGCGAAAGCGAGCCAGTCTAACCCAATAGCCTGGTGGATGACCGGTAACCGGTCGTATTTGGTCGTGCGGGCTGTCGAGCAATTCCAGACCGCGGTAGTAGATAAAGAGCTTAGACACGACGGGGCTCACGCTTTAACTAGACATATTTTAAACGCTCGTAGGCGAGTTGGTCGCTCTGGTGTGACCATAGCGAAAAGTACGCCCGAGAGCGCTGACAAGATAGACGCTGCCATTGGTGCGGTGCTGGCTTACCAGGCGAGACTAATAGCGTTATCCAAAGGTGAGGCCACGCGCTCTACGTTTGTGCCGCGTCGTATACGTTAGGACTATTTTTAATGGCTACACAGCTTAACAAAAGCCAGCAGGGTCTACTGAAGACGCTGGCACGCCGTCAAGCTCACTACAATTTACTCGAGCGTTATTACGACGGTGACGCGCCTTTACCCGAGTCGGCCGAGGGCCAGTCGCGAGCTTACCGGCGTTTTCAGCGTAAAGCACGCCTGAACCTTGCCCAGTTGTCGGTCGCGGCCGTACGTGAGCGTATGGTTATTGGCGGATTTCGGACTGGTGCCGAGGACGACGAAAATGGCGACCGTGAGGCTCGACGCTTGTGGAAAGCTAATCACCTCGACTATTTGAGCGCGGATCTACACTCGTATTTTCTACGCTTTGGTACCGCGTACGCGATTGTGGGCTATCCTGAGGGCTCCGAGTTTCCCGTGGTCTCTGTGGAAGACCCTAGGCAAGTTTGCGCCTACACGAGCCCCACAGAGCCTAACAAAGTGCTTTTAGCGCTTAAAGTGTTCAGCGAAAACGGCACTCACTATCTTTACGCCTATATGGCTGACGTTATTGAGGTTTTTGTTAAACAGTCCGACCAAAATATTTTCGATACCGACGGCTGGCAATTACTCGAGGAAATGCCTAACCCGCTCGGCGAGGTGCCAGTCGTTAAATTCTCGAACGCTGACGAGGTTGGCGAGTACGAGCCGTACATTGACATAATTGACCGCGTTAACCATATGATTTTGCAACGCCTCGTAATCGCTACGACTCAGGCGTTCAGACAGCGCGTACTTAAGGGCGATTTCCCGACTCACGACGCTGACGGTAACGAAATTGACTATAACGGTATTTTCGAGTCGTCGGCTGGCTCTCTGTGGATGATCCCCGAGGGTGCCGACGTGACCGAGCTCGGTCAAGCTGAAATTAGCGGTATTTTGCAAGCGGTCAGAGCTGACGTGCAGGACTTCGCCGCGGTGACCCGTACGCCTATGCACTACTTTACGCCTGAGGGCGCTAACGGCTCGGCTGAGGGTGCTCAGCTTGCCCGCGAGGGTCTTGTCTTTAAGACTGAAGACCGTATTAAGCGGGCGACGCCGGGCTGGTCTAAAGTTATGTCGCTGCTATTCCGTTGGACTGGCGACGACGAGCGTGCAACCTTGCTTGACCTTGAGCCTATTTGGAAACCGGCCGAGCGTTACTCTTTGGCTGAGCGTGCTGACGCTAACTCGAAATTCCAGGATATTCCGTTTAGGTCGCGTATGTCGCTTATCGGTCAATTCTCGCCGGCTGAAATTGCTGAAATGGAAATTCAGCGGGCGGGTGAGCAATTACTGACAGAGGCTCTACTTGGAGCGCCTGAGGCACCCGCTGAGCCTGGTGCTGAGCAAGTGGTCGACCAATTCCGCGATATTGCTAACGGTGACGTGGTCGAGTTTGCTCAGGGTGTCGGTCAAGTCGAACATATTATGACCGGCGGCGTTCTCGGTATTGAGGGCTCTGAGTTTGCGATTAATGCGACTGAGAATAACCCGGCTGTGCAAGTGCGACGGTGGGAGCTTATAGGTGGCGAGTGGCAACCGACGGCCGCCGTATTCGGTGCCCGTTATTCCGAGTTGACTCGACTCGAGGGTTTGCCTGAGGCGTAACCGTGGCGACTCTTGCAGAGATCCGCGACGGCTATAACCGACTTAACACTCGCCTAGTTCGAGGCGCTGGTCGCGTCGCCGGTAACGTGTACCGTAATTTGGGCTCGTGGCGTGAAGACGATATTCGCCGCTTTTTGCAAATTGTACGGCCTCAGCTTGACGGGCTGAAACTACAAGCGGCTAATTTACAAGTCGCCTACTACCAGCAAGTCGCTCAGGCTAACGGTGTCGAGTTCACGCCGGTCGAGGCGCGACCGCAAGACTATACCGACGAAATTCTACGTAACGGCCCAAGTGCTGGCGAGGTGTATCGTCGGCCTTTTGTGGAAACGTGGACGGGGTTAGCTGCTGGCGGGCTTTTACGTACCGCTATTGAGCAAGGCGCGACCCGAGCGGCTGTGCTGGCTGAGACTGACGTGCAACTGGCTAGTCGTCAAAGCGGTTTAAACCAACGTAGCGCTAACGGCAATATTGTCGGTTACCGGCGAGTTTTGACTGGCTCCGAGAATTGCGCTCTTTGCGCTATCGCTGCTACTCAACGATATAACCGTGGCGACCTTAAACCTATCCACCCTGGGTGCGATTGTGGCGAGGAGCCTATTTACGGCGACTTTGACCCTGGTCAAGTTATTGACCCTGAGGGGTTGGAGAGCGTTCACGAGGCGCTAGTTACTCAACTTGGCGTATCGGATCGTAACGCCCGGTCGGCTGGTATTGGCAAGTTTGTCCAATATGAGGACGAGCAACGCCTGGCCGATTTTACCGACATAATCGCGACGCGCCAGCACGGCGAGTATGGCCCGACTTTGACGTGGCGTAATCAAGATTTCACAGGCCCTAACGACTTTTAATTTTCCAGCTACCTAAGGCTGGCTACGACTCGAGACGAGTCGCTACCTAACCGAGACGGAGGGTAAACCCTATGTCGCAAGACAAAACAATTAAAGAAACTGAAGAAACTGAAACCTCGCCCGAGCCTGAGGCCACCGAGACGGCGGCAGAGGACACAGGGTACGAGGAATTGCCCGACGACCACCCGCTGGTCAAGACTTTAGCTAAGCAACGGGCCGAGCTTAAAGAGCTGAAAAAAACCTACAGCCAGGCGAGCAAAGAGCTCGACGAGGCGCGTAAGGCTCAGCTCACAGAGCAAGAGCGGCTAATCGAGCAAACTAAAGAGGACACAGCCAAGGCCGTCAGGCTCGAGTTTGCCGAGAAAATGGTAGAGGCTGAACTCAAGGGCCAGCTAAAAGGTCGTAACCTTATTGGCGACTCTATCCTTGAGTTTAATAAAGACAGCTTTATTACTACCGACGGCGAAATTGACAGCGAGGCTATTGCGACGTGGGTAGAGACTCACAGTACTACTACCGAGGCACCTAAGCCCGACTTGGGGCAGGGTGCTCGAGGACAAAAGGGCTCTCTTGCACAGATCCGTACGCGAGACGAGCTCGCAACTATGAGCCCTGAGGAAATTTTGGCGGCACGTAAAGACGGTCGCCTTGACACTCTAATGGGCACTACCAAATAAGAAAGGTGTAGCTAAATAATGGCTATCGACAACTTTATTCCCGAGGTGTGGGCGGCTGGCGTTACTCAGTCGTTTATCGCCAACCAGGTCGTTATTCCGACCTTGGACAACGCCTTTACTGGTGACGTCGTCGCCGGTAACAAGGTGCACATTATCAACGCGACCACTCCGACCGTCGTGGACTACGCCGGTGCCGGCCGTACTATTTCGGCTGAGGCGCTGAACGACACCGAGGTCGAGCTGACCATTGACCAGGAAAAGGCTTTCTCTGTGAACGTCGACGACGTTGACCGGGTTCAGGCTAGCTCGGAGTTCGCCCCGTGGGTTGACTCTGCCGGTCGTGCTCTTGCTGAGGACGCTGAAGAATACCTGCTGAATACGGTTATGCTGGTTGGTGCAACCAACTCTAACCCGACCGACATCGTGGTCAACTCTGCTGAAACCGCTCTGACGGCTGTGCGTACTATGCGTACCGATATGTCTCAGGCTAAGGTGCCGGCCGCTGGTCGTTACCTTGTCGTTTCGCCCGAGTTCGCCGACCTGCTTATTCAGGGTCTTGACGACGTCTCGGTGGCTGGTCAGGACAGCGAGCTACGTAACGGCGTTATTGGGCGTCTGTACGGGTTCACCGTTCTCGAGTCGCCGCTGATTGACTACAGCGGTAACACTAACGGCGCTTTCGCTTACCACCAGTCTATGGTGGCGTTTGTGAACCAGGTTCAGAGCCTCGAGTCTTTGCGTAACCCCACTAAGTTCTCGGACATCGTCCGCGGGCTGAACGTGTACGGTGCCAAGGTGCTCAAGTCTGACGCGGTTTACCGTTACTTTACTGGCTAATTTTAGCCAATTCGGAGGGGGCGGCCCACGGGTCGCCCTCTCTACGCCGCGCCTAGATTTCTAAGAGAGGCTTAACAAATGGCTTTAGCTACTATTGCCGACGTTGAGGCCCGACTGGGTCGAGACCTAACCGCTGGCGAGACAAGTCAGGCTAACGCGTGGCTTACTGACGCGTCGGCTATGTTTGTGCAACGGGCGATACAAAAGTTCGAGGTTAGCGAGTCGACAGTTAGGCTTTTCCCCCGCGACGGTGTAGTTCGACTTATCCAACGCCCCGTTATCGAGGTGACCTCGGTTACTGACATTGACGGCGCTGAAATAGATTTCACTTTTGACGGCCACCAGTCAATTTACGAGCTCGGTAGCTACACGCCGGTAATTGTCACTTACGACCACGGTAGCGACACTATCCCCGAGGACGTTGTCGCGGTGGTCGCCGGTATGGTTGTTAGGACTCTCTTAATTCCCGACGACGCTGCCGCGGGTATTCAGCAACAGAGCGTAGGGCCGTTCTCTCAGTCTTACGCCAACTGGGCCGTGGGCCGCCAAGTGCTTATGTCGCCCTCAGACATTGAGGTAGCTAACTACTACCGCGAGAAAACTTTTAGATCCGCCTCGACGATAGGTAACGGTAACTATGGAGTCTATTATCCGAGTCCGACTAAGTTCGAGCTCTACCGATAGTTACGGCCAGCCGGTCTACACCGAGACCGAGTCAACGGTTCAGGCGATTGTATCGGCTCGAGTGTCGGGTACCAACTTTGACGCTGACCAAATTGTCGTTACTGACGGGCTTACTTTGTATTTGCCGTCAGGGTATGACGTGCAAGAGTCCGACAAGTTTATAGTCCGAGGTAAACGTTACGAGCTCGACGGTGAGCCTTTTGACTGGCGTGACGGCCTCGGCGACTGGTCGCCTGGCACGGTTGTCGACGTTCAGCGTGAGGCCGACCGTGGGTAAGTCTAAAATACCCGGCGGTGGCGGCGAGGTAAAACTTAACTTTAAGGGTATGGGCGAGCTTTTGCGCTCGAAAGAGTTGGAGGCTGAACTACGTAACCGTATGCGCCGAGTTCAGGCCGCGGTGCCCGGTTCAGAGCTTTACACGACAACTAACCGACGCGCTCGCGCTGTCGTTGCTCGTGGTAGCGACTTTGACGAGGCTAATACTGGCGAGCTGTCACGTGCCCTCGACCTAGCTGGCGGTCAACGCGGCTACAAGGTCAAGACAAATAAACCTAAACCTCGGAGGTCTAGTACGTAATGGCTGACGCGGTAATTTTTAGCGATATTATGAGCCACCTTGTGAGCCGGCTTAATACTGGCTTGACGGCTCAAGGTTTCACTAGCACTCGGGTCGGTATCCTCGCTGACGACTCAAGTAGTCAAGTGATTTTACGCCGAGACGGCGGTACACGTCGGTCTAAAACAATAATGACCGACTCTATAGGTGTGAACGTTTACGAGACGTCTTACGCTAACGCCGAGAGTTTGGCCCGTACGGTTATGGCCGTCTTTGACGATCTACCCGACGGTAACCCGATTGTCGACGTCGTGCCTGAGAGCTCTATACAAGACGTTACCGACCTCAAGGCTCAGCGTCGCTTTATGCGCTTTGCCGTAGACCATAGAGGTACAAACCTCTAAAAAGAATAGGAGTAAATAAAATGGCTTTAGACTCTGACAACGTAAGAGTAGCCGTTACTGGTGCCGTGTATGTCGGTGCCACGACCACGACAGCACCGTCGTATTCCGACGACACTCTCGACGCTGGTTTTGCTGACCTCGGGTATGTCTCGGCCGACGGAATTGTGGAGACTATCGACAAGTCAACGACTCAAATCCGCTCGTGGCAAGACGGCTCGCTTGTGCGGGAAATTGTCTCGGAGGGTACTTACGCGGTTGAGCTCACTTTTATTGAGACCAACCAGGACGTCGTAGAGCTTTACTACGGTGCCACTTTGGCGTCGGGTGTGCTCGACGGTGACCCTCGCTCGACTGGTGGACGCCAGTCGTTTGTCATTGACGTGATTGACGGTACCGCGATTGAGCGTACTTATATTCCAGCGGGTGAAATTACCTCGGTTGGAGAGCGTACGCTCGCCTCGGGTGAGGCTATCGGCTACACCGTGACTATCACGGCCTACGCTGACACCGACTCGACCACGTTTAAGAAATTCTTTAGTGACTTTGGTTCGACCGAGCCGTAAGTCGTAAAGCTAGCCCTGGCCGTTATTGCGGCGGCGGTCAGGGTCTAAACTAGGTGGGGGGTCGTCCACCCACGCCCCCTCGACCCCTCACCAGCCGCTAACTCTAGAAAGGAAAAGCCGCTATGTCGTATCAAATTGATTACAAGGGTAAAACGATTGAACTGCCAGACTTTGGCGACGTGCCTACTGGCGTTTTGCGTAAAGCACGGCACGAGAAAGAAACCGAGCAAAGCTGGTTTATTCTCGAGCAAACTTTGAGCGCTAAAGAGCTCGCCGTACTTGACTCTCTGCCGGTGTCTGAGTTTGCTAAGCATATGAAAGCTTGGACGTCGGGCGTGAGCCTGGGGGAATAATTAAGGTCGTCGAGCTAATCGACGACCATACCCCCGCTTTCGCTTACGACTTTCGCCACCGTTTTGGACTTGGTCTCGACGACCTTGGCTCGACGGTGCCGTGGCCCGAGGTTGTCTATCTGGTATCGGTCTTGATCCGTGACCCGTCCTCGTGGCTCCAAACCTCTATTAATAATTGGCACCACCCGATTAGTTACGAGTGGGCCGCTCTAGCCGCTCAATATGACCTACACGCTCAGGTCAATAGTAAACGTAAACCTAAACCGTATCCGCGGCCGTGGAAAGACGCCGGCGGTGGGGTGACCCGTAAAGGTACGGCGCGTAAAGACGCGCGAGAAATTTTAGCTAAGGCTAGAGACGGAGGCTTTAAGTGGCAGAACAGGCGT